GTCGTTCATCCGACGTTGAGTCGGACGCAAGTAAGTCGCGCAACGGAGCGTTGATCCTATGTTACTACCTTTGATGCTGTTCGCAGCACAACCACAACTGTCTTGTCAAGACTATGACTGGTTGGCAAAAGGAGTTTATAAGTCAGAACTTCTTAGTTCTTCTGAGAAGTTGGAATTTATTTCTCTGTTTATTAAAGGAACCGATCCGGTTTGCTTTAGAGTTGGAACAAAGGACGCAAACGACTAAAGGAACGGACCTAAAAATCCAACTACTTTAGGAGTAAACTCATGAATACCCTTCAAATGATCAAAACGCAGATCAATAAAGCATCTGCTATTCATAACGCACAAATCCGTCACACCGCTTATCGTGGTGTAGACTATGATGTAATGTGTGTTGAAGCAAGTGAAACCCATGGTACATTTTGTTACCGTGGTCGTACTTACAACAGGTGATACTTGTCACTTGTTAAATACTCTGATAGACTGGGGGACGTAAGTCCCCTTTTTTTATGGAAAAAGAAAAACTCAAAATCATTGTCAGAAATCTGAGACTCCTGGTTGATGCCTTAGAGTCTGAGGTATATTCTGATGTCAAGGCATATACTAGCGGGTTAATGGAGAATCTTCCTCCCCTCCCCGATTATGAAGAGGTGTATGAAGATGATGAATAGTGATTGGCTTTATTCTGAGGAACGTTTGAAACTCAGAGAACAATGCCTTAAAGTATTGTTAAATAGATATGGTGGTAGTAGAATAGAAGAACAGATATATTCGACTCAAGATATCTATGAGTGTGCTGATACTTGGATCTCGCAAGGAAACAAGTCTGGTAATGGTATCATCGCATTCTTTAACGCATATTACAACTATGAAGACAAAAAAGGCAATCAAGTACATACTCAAACATCCTGAACTCTTTAGCGAGGGGGATAGGAAGTATGTTAAACTTGTAAAGAAAGAACGTAAACTCAGAAAGAAAGAGAATGAATGAAGCGAAGCTAATCTCAGTAACTCCTGATGCTGAGCAACACATAGCATATTGTGCTCGTGTTTCTAATCCCAATAATCAGGACAATGAGAAGTTCGCAGGACTTCTAAAGTATTGCATTAAAAATCAACACTGGTCTATCTTTGAACATGCATTCATGAGTCTGGAGATTGAGACTACCCGTGGTCTCGCTGCTCAAGTCCTACGACATCGTTCTTTCACCTTTCAAGAGTTTTCTCAAAGGTATTCTAGTACCAATCTTCTGTCCAGTGAGATTGAACTACCCGAACTTCGTCGTCAGGATGAAAAGAATCGTCAGAATAGTATTGATGATCTAGATCCAGATGTTGTTGATAAGTTGGAACGTCAGATGGTGACACTGTTCAGTTCTGCATACAGTCTTTATAATCAAATGTGTAATGCCGGTGTCGCCAAAGAGTGTGCTCGTTTTGTACTTCCTCTTGCAACACCAACCAGAATGTATATGACTGGCAGCTTGCGGAGCTGGATTCATTATATTGAACTCCGTTCAGCAAATGGAACACAGAAAGAACACAGGGATATTGCGTTATCCTGTAAGGAGATTTTTAAAAAACAATTTCCAATCATTGCTGAGGCTCTAGACTGGTAATAAATATACACATTGTTATTGAGAGGTCAAAGTTTTGGCAACATATCCGATTAGACACAAACAAACTGGTGAAGAGAAAGATGTTGTGATGAGTATTCATGACTGGGATCAATGGCGTGAGGACAATCCCGAATGGGAGAGGTACTACACCCCCTACAATGCTCCCGTCATGGGTGTAGAGTTAGGTGAGACCTTTGGAAGCCTCTACAAAAAACATCCCGGTTGGAAAGATGTGATCAATAAAGCGCAACAACAACCTGGTTCCAATCTCAAACATTACGATTAATTTTATGCCAGCAAAAAAGAAAGCAGGTATTGGTAGTACCAATCCCGTTCCATTCGGTATGAGTAAGAGAGTTATGAAGAGAAAGAAACCAATCAATCTTGACTTCATCAAGAAAGTAGAGGCTATCACTCCTAATCAGGAGACCTTTTTTGAGAGGTATAATGACGGACAGAACCTAGTTGCGTATGGTTGTGCTGGTACAGGTAAGACCTTTATCACCCTTTACAACGCCCTTCTGGAGGTCTTGGACCCCAAGACACCTTATGAGAAGATCTACATCGTCAGGTCTCTTGTACCTACCAGAGAGATTGGTTTCCTTCCTGGTGACCATGAGGATAAGTCTTCCTTGTATCAGATTCCATACAAGAACATGGTCAAGTACATGTTTGAGATGCCTGATGATGCATCGTTTGAGATGTTGTATAACAATCTCAAGGCACAGGGGACTATTTCTTTCTGGTCTACATCATTCATCCGTGGTACCACATTAGACAATGTGATTGTTATCGTCGATGAATTTCAGAACCTGAACTTCCACGAACTTGATTCAATGATCACCCGTATCGGTGAGAACTCTAAGATTATGTTCTGTGGTGATGCCACTCAGTCCGACTTGACTAGACAGAACGAGAGGAATGGTATTGCTGACTTCATGCGTATCTTGACTAATATGCCATCCTTTGATACAATTGAATTCAATGCAGAAGACATCTGCAGAAGTGGACTCGTCAAGGAGTACATCATTGCCAAACTTGAACTCGGTATGTAATGTTTAACCATGTTGAAATAGAGTACCCTTCCTTGAGTAGGGAGACAATTGATGGTGTTAGATACTATGATACTCCTGACGGAAAGAAATTAGTATCTATTACCTCTGTGATTAGTCATCATAATCGTGACATCTTCACTAAGTGGAGAAAGAAAATCGGTGTAGATGAAGCAAACAAGATTACCAAGGCTGCAACTAGTCGTGGTACTGACATGCATACACTAACTGAACACCATCTTCTCAATAAAAAACTCCCTAGTGTGCAGCCCCTGTCTGATTTCTTATTCAAACAAGCTAAGCCTACTCTAGATAAGATCGATAATATTCATGCTATTGAACAATCATTGTTCTCTAAACAGTTAGGAGTTGCTGGTACTGTTGATTGTATCGCAGAGTATGAAGGTGAACTTGCTGTCATTGACTTTAAGACAAGTAAGAAACCCAAACCTGAGAAATGGGTCGAGGGTTACTATGTACAATGTGCAGCCTATGCATGCATGTTATATGAGATGACGGGTATCCCAGTCAAAAAATTTATTATCATTATGTCCTGTGAGGATGGAGAATGTGTTGTTTATGAACAGTATAACAAGAGTAAGTATATTAAAACTCTTACCGAATGGATTAGAGAATTTGTTGTTTCCAAATTACAAGAATATGACAAAGGCTGAAGAGTTAAGTGTAGATCAACTGATCGAAAAGAAATTCTACAGCAGTCGGACTTTTGCTGAAGAGATAGAGAAGATTGTCAAGGACAATGCTGACATGAAGTATGTCGATGCCATTGTATATTTTTGTGAAAAAAATAGTATTGATATTGAATCCATTCCTAAACTTATATCAAAACCTTTGAAAGAACGGTTGAAGGTAGAGGCAATGGATCTTAATCTATTAAAGAAAACATCTCGTGCCAAACTTCCTATTTGATTATGGTTCGTAAGTGGTCTACTACGGGAGTAGAACGAAAATACACTGGTAAAAAGTGGTCAGCTGGTATGGCATTACTTTTAGTGTATTGGTTGGTGATGACCGGCATGACTATCAATGCTGGGATGTATTATGAAAGAACTAGAAATGTTACCAAAAGTGAAACCATTTGATGTATACAAGAGTTATCTTGGATTGAAAAATCACTTTACAAAAGACAAATATGATTACCATCGTTACGGTGGTAGGTCACGTGCGTCATTAGAATCTTTCTATAAACGGAAGGATAGATTCTTTTTTGAAAAAATATCCCGACAGAAGGATGATAGTGAGGTCATTGAATTCTTTGTCTCTAATTTTGTTAGTTGTGATGATCCCCAGTCTCTATGGATTGGTGAGATCGTCCGTAACGGAGAGCAGAACTACATTGACTGGAAGAGAAGGTTACAATCACTTACATATACATTTAAATCGGAGATAGAAAACGTCTTTACAAATCGCGATTTTGATGGTATGTTTAAGATTGAGGGTAAGCGTCACCCACATATCGTCAAGGAACACTTGGCGAAGAACTTATCCTTGGAATCCATGGTCATTTTAAATAAGATCATTGGATTCAAAAAAGACTTCGATATTATATTGGATGACCCTGTGTGGAAATTCTTATCAATGAGAATTGACAAGTATAATTCCTTTATACATATTGATGTATTCAAATTTAAATCGATCCTTAAGGAGGTAATTATCAATGGCACTTGAGAATGGGACTGTACTTGAAAATCTAAAGAAGCAAAAAGCTGAACTAGAACAACAACTTGAAGTAGGTAGAGAAATGTACCTGAAAGTTTTGGGAGCCATCGACGTTCTTGAACAAATCGAAAGTAACAATGGAGAAGCAGAAGAGCCAGTAGCTGAGACTGAAGTAGTAGAATGAGTTTTTTCCAATCGGAAATAGTTCAGGAAGAGATTAATAGAATACAAGAGTTGCAGGAGCAAATCTATGCAAAGTTATTCTTTTTTTCTAGTATGACAAAAGAAGATAAGCTTGAACATATTGAGATGTTGGAGGAACTGTTGAAAAAACAAGAGGTTCTTTATGCTCGTATGAGTTTGTCAGATGATCCTGAAGCTAAACTGATGAAGAAGAGTCTCATGGAGTCGGCTCAACAAATGGGGTTCTCTCGGGATGTTGACCTGAAATATGTCTTCAGTAATATGACCAACATTATAGACAACATGAGAAAATCACTTGACACCTTCTCCTGAGGGTACTATACTACGGGGGTGGTTATGGTCCCCCACCCAAACTTAACCAACAAGCCAAATACAATCATACGAGGTATAAAATGGGTTTTGCAGACCTAAAAAAACAAAGTAGTCTGGGGTCTCTAACCCAGAAGTTAGTAAAAGAAGTAGAGAAAACCAATGGTGGTGGAGGAGGTCAAGATGACCGCCTATGGAAACCAGAAATGGATAAGTCTGGTAATGGTTATGCCATCATTAGATTCCTTCCTGCTCCTGATGGTGAAGATCTCCCTTGGGTCAAACTATTCTCCCATGCCTTCCAAGGTCCCGGTGGATGGTACATCGAGAACTCCCTGACTACCATTGGTGGTAAGGATCCTATCGGTGAACTGAACCGTGAACTCTGGAACAGTGGTAGTGAAGCAGACAAGGATACGGTTCGTAAACAAAAGCGTAAGCTTTCTTTCTACGCAAACATCTACGTTGTTCAGGACAAAGCCAATCCTCAAAACGAGGGTAAGGTATTCCTGTACAAGTTTGGTAAGAAGATCTTCGACAAAATCATGGAAGCAATGCAACCTGAGTTTGAAGACGAAACTCCTATCAATCCCTTTGACTTCTGGCAGGGTGCCAACTTTAAACTGAAACTGAAAAAGGTCCAGGGTTACTGGAACTACGATAGTTCAGAGTTTGATCGTGTATCTCCTCTTCTTGAGGATGATGATGCACTGGAAGCACTGTGGAAGAAGCAGCATTCATTGACTGCATTTGCCGCAGCCGATCAGTTCAAATCTTATGATGAATTGAAGAAGCGTCTTGATTATGTACTGGGCAATAAGCCCACCAGCAAATCAACAGCACAAGAGGAAACTGAATTTGATAGTTACGCAGCAACAGAACGGAAGAATGTCAGCGAAGAGGAGGTCATGCGAAAGCTTGAAGACTCCTATCAATCTTCAAAGACAGATGCTTCACTCAACGCTTCTGATAATGCTGTCAGTAAAGGGACTGATGATGACGACCCAATGAGTTACTTCAGCAAGTTGGCTGACTCCTGATACAAAAATCGCCTTTTAGTTTCATAATGCCGGGAGAAAAACTCCCGGTATTTTTTTGCTCTATTAGGCTCAAGAATATAATCTAATATTCTCCCCTCTTACCAACTTCTCAGAAACATACTGAGTTGATCCTGGTACGTAAGGCATCGTCTCTTCAATATCATCTACAACAACACTTAGGTAGATAGGTTTAAGTAAGAATATATTTCTCTTCGCATCATTAATTCTATTTTCATACTCAAAGTTTGACACGGGGAACGTTCCTGATCTAGTTGCCATTTGATCTAGTCCAGTGTCATAGAAGGTGATACTAAAGTTCTGTGGTACAACTAGACCTGGTGGAATAATAATTCTTCCTGTACTGTCAGTTATTTCTGTAGTCTCATATTCTTTAGTTTCATATATTTTTTCATAACTACCATACTTGTCTAGAAGATAATTATCAAATGCCTGTTCACTCCATGGCCATTCGGTCTCCAGGTTCATGATATTGTTCGATAACATCACCACCCAGTCATAGTACTGGTCACCATAAACATCGTAAGCTATATTATCAGGTCTCTCATCACCAATAATATGATACTTGGTGAAGAATGTTAAGTCACCAAAGATATTTTGGTTTAGATTTCCTCTTTTGAATAGGTTCTTGACAACGGTATAATCAGAGATGTTCTGACCATCGTTTGTCCTATTAACGTATTCAAAGTTTGGTATGTAATCGAAGTATGGTTTAGACATTTAGTATCCCATGGTTTTGGTGTCGTCTTTTGGATTATCTTCTGCGTAAATTGGCATGACCTCTGAGAAGGACATGTTAAGAGCAAATTGTGTCATTGACCCATTATTGAAGGTGGAATAAGATCCATCAGGTGTGTAGTCAACTGCGAAGTTAGTCAATGCACAGGGTTTAAATTTATTTAGATATGGATGATCTCCATCCCCTTTAAAAATATACTTGAGTTTGAAGATCCTGGGAGACATTAGGAATAGATTACCAGCTGTCCTTGAGACAGCCATGTTACGTTTAAATGCCCTAATAATTTCCTTACATCTCTCAGCTTCCAGCTTACTTCTTGGAGTTAGTTTAAAATTAAAGTTAAATGATCTTAGATTAGGACCGTTGAATAGTAGTTCTAAGTTTGGATTGATAACCATTCCATGGGTTCTTCCAACCACGTTTGCACCAACAGCTTGACCTGCAAAGTATGCTTGTATAAATTGTTTCGTACTGGGTTCTTTCATAAGCCCCATCGCCGTGTTATATAGGTCTTTCAGTTCATTCCCAATCGCTGTCCAATCACCCTTTGAGCTGTCCTCTATCAGGTTCATAGCAGTTTTACCCAACATAGCTTGAACAGGATTGAGTTCATCATCAGACCAATTGACAGCATTAGTTTCTGACAAGCTGGGTTGCATGGGAAGGATAACGGTTTCATGGCCCTCACCACCAAGATTTTTATCAATCTTAAATTGCTCATTACCTGTTCCCAATCCAGATTCTTTATAATCATACGCTTGAATACTAATGTAGTCATAATCAAAGGGACCATCTGGAGTCTCCAAGGGATATCTAAGTGGAGTTTTTGTCTTTTCCTTCTTCTGCAGTGCAGAAGGTTGTGTATTATCGACTCTGCTGAGATCAAAAGGGCCATTCACCCCTTGTTGGGACCCGTTGTTCCCGTTAGTACTAACGGGCCCGTTAGTACTAGTACTAACGGCTGTAGGAAGAAGTTTTGGGAACCTGCCACCCGTAGTCACTTGCCGCTTAGTAAGTCGATCTATCAT